CTGGTAAGTATGAAATTACTTTCAGAACTGTTGGCGGTTTTCATACCAAAACTCAAAAATATTATGATTCCCAGCACGCTTTTGGTCCTGGTTGGCACCGTGGGATGCTTTGGATTCGTGACGTCAAAAATTTTCAGTTTATATTAATTCATCCTGGTAACGATCAATTTGACACCTACGGATGTCTGCTTGTTGGCCAAACTCAGGAGGACCTGAATAAAAATAAAGACGGCTTTATTGGAAGGTCCAGGGCTGCTTATGAGGCTTTGTATCCAAAAGTTCGAGACGCTTTGCTTAATAACGAAAAAGTGACTATTGAATATGTCAATCTAGGCCAGGTTTTGCCTGAGCCTGTTAGTGATAGTATTAGTAAAAAAAAGGAGCATTTGTTGTCTAAGGGTGATAATGGTTTAAATGTTAAATTTTTGCAGGAGTTACTGCTCAAATGGGACGCTGCTTGTCTGCCTAAGTTTGGAGCTGATTCTGACTTTGGCGGCGAAACTGAGGAAGCTGTAAAGTCTTTTCAAAGCGATTCAAAATTAAAACCTACTGGCTCAATCGACTTTATGACCGCAATTGCTTTATCTAAATATATTTAGGAGTAATTAATGGATTTCAAAGATTGGGCCATAAAAGTTGGGATTAGAACTCTCAGGACTTTTATCCAGGCTTTTCTTGGTATTCTTACTGCATCGGGGACTGGGATGGTTGAAATGGATGTTTTGACCAATGCACTCGTTGCTGGGCTTGTCGCTGGTGTGACCGCCTTACAGAATGGCCTTGAAGAGTGGACGCCAAAAAATAAAGGTTAGGCGATGTCCGATACCAATGGTTTCACAAATAAAGAAATTTTAGTTCAGCTACTTGAGGGTCAAAATAAACTAAGAGCTGAAATAAGCGAATTAAAAGATGGCTTATCTCAGCGTCCGACTCGTCAGGAGCTTATTGGCTGGATTGTAGGGATCTCTGCTATTTTTTCCGTTATTTTTATGTTATGAATGTCAAAGTAAATTTAAATCAATTACTTCAAGGTGGTATGGCTGCTCTGCTTGCTTGGTTATTTAAAACTATTAATGAATTGCAGCAGATGGCTGTTGTTTATCAAGTTCAAATTAACAAGCTCGAGCAAACCGTTTTGGACTTAGCTCTGCGTGAAAAGGAGCTAAATTCTGCAATTACTGACATTCTTATAAAATTGGGCGGCAATTGAAATTGATTAAATCAAGCATCGAGGACTGGTCCAAGCCTTTTGTTGCTTGTTTGCTTGGGATGACTTCTGGGATTGACTTATCTGCTGGTCATTTTTTTATCGCTGCTAAAACAGCGACAATCACTTTAATTTTAACTATCGTTATAAAAAAGATTAAATCTACCTAGGGGATATTTGATAAGTTTATTTATGGCTTGTTCCTTGTCGTTGCCTGCAACGATGCAGGACCTTGCTGTTTATCAACATTGTCAGGACCACCAGGATGTTTGGGTCCTGGGGACTAAGTGGCATGACCTCGTTGAGGACCACTTCAAGCCTGAGGACCATTTAAGGGCTTATCGTGTCATTGGCTGCGAAAGCTGGGGGATCCCTACTGCTAAAAATCCAACATCATCTGCAAAGGGTTTATGGCAGTTTATTGATAAAACCTGGACCTGGGTGGAGTCCAAATTAAAAATTAAAGGGTCTGCTTTTGACCCATCTTTATCTACCCGTTATGCATCATTTTTAGTTTACAAAACAGAGCAAGGCTGGGGTCATTGGTCTGAGTCTGCTCATTGCTGGGAGGCACCTTATGAAAAAGATAAATTTACAGAAATTAATTAATTTAAAATTCGAGCTTTACTGGGAGTTTTACTGGTGGCTTGATTCTTTAAATAATAAACTTTATAAAAAGCTAATCAAAAAAGAAAAGGATCGACCAAAGTTCCTTTAGTTATGGTAAGCTTTCCGCATGGTTAGCAACATAAATAAGGAGGTCGTTATGACTAGTAAACCTAGGCGGGTTCAGCCACCTGTCGTTATTAAGCTACCCAACAATCCTGAGGTCAATTGGACCAATGGAGAGTTGGTAATTACGGACCGTCAGCTCAATAACTTCTATGATGAAGTGAAGGGCCACTGGGACCGTAAGCAATTGAGAAAGTCTAAGAGCCGAGTCGCTCGTCTTAATGAGGCGGTTGACCAAGTTCTTAACGCCAAGCAAGAGGTCGAGGACATCAAGTTCGAGATTGAGGATTGGAAGTCAAACCTTGAAGGCACCAACTTCGAGGGGACTCTTAAGTATGAAATGCTTGAGGAATGCTTGCAGGGGCTTGAGGAGGTCTTTGACCAACTTGAGGAAGTGACTTATTCTGATGGTGACATTATTTTTCCTGGAATGTTTGACTGACTCACGGTCAAGTCACTGAAAAAAAGAGCCAGGCCTGCGGGCCTGGTTTTTTTATAGCCTAATTTGATTGAATTAAGCAAATATGCCGTTATTTGGCCACACGTTGCGATTTAAGGCCTAGTTGTTGAGAGTGGAACCGTTGGGCCTGGCCACTATACAAATCCTTTAAATCGCCTACAAATGGCCACTACACACCGTTTATCAGCATTTTTTTTGTTAACTAAATTTTTATTTGCGTCTAGGCCACTAATACCAAAAATGCAGCGGGTTTAAGTATTCTTACTGTAAGTAAAAAAAGAAAAGGACATTTTATGGCTACTTTTGTATTCACTGATGCGTCAGTGACTATTAACTCAGTTGATTTGAGTGACCACGTTCGTTCTGTAACTTTAGACGTTACGGCTGAAGAGCAGGATGACACCGCCATGGGTGCAACTTTTAGGTCCAGGAAGGGTGGATTAAAGGACGGATCGATTTCTTTGGAATTCAACAGCGATTTTGCTGCCAGTGAAATTGACGCCACCATTTTTCCAATCCTTGGGACTTCTGTTGCATTTGTAGTTAAGCCAACCAGTTCTGCTGTAAGTTCTACGAACCCAAGCTATTCAGGAAACTGTTTAGTGACTCAGCATGTTCCTGTTGGAAATGCCGTTGGAGATTTGGCCACCACTAGTGTGACCTGGCCTACTTCTGGCACCATCACAAGAGCTACGAGTTAGTCGTGGCTGGAACATCAGGGTTACACCAGCTCACTTTGGTGTATGTAGATGAAACTAAGCAAGAGCTTGATTTAAGGCCTATTGACTTTGTTGCTGTTGAGCGTAAATTTGGAACTCGTCCAGCTGCTGAACTTCAAAATTTAGCATTTGAGGAGTTAATGTATTTATGTTGGCATGCATCAAAACGTCTTGGAACTTCTGAGTCATTTGATAAATGGCTAGAGAACGTTGCAAGCATTGACGGTCTTGAAGGGGATGATTCCCCAAACTAGTTGAGGGTCACTTTGTCAGTTTAATTTGCGATGTCGCAGTTGCTGCGGGTTTATCCCCTATCGAGGTGGCTCACTTACCAATCGAGTATTTTGTCGGTTTACAAAACTCTTTAATAAAGCGAAATGAACAGGAAAGGCAAGCGAGCAACTAATGGCTAAAGGTATTAAAAAGACGACATCAGGCTCAGGCATTGCTGCCACTGGCTTGAATGATGTTATCTTTGGGCTGCGTGGCTTAGAACAGGCGGGTGAGGTCCGTAAGGAGTTTAGATCGTTCCATAAGTCATTGGCCAAAGAGGTCGAGGCTAAGACTCGTGCTGAAGCTAAGCGTCAGCGTGAGGATGGTGCCGCCGTGCCTAAAAGGCAGCGAGGTTCTGCTGGTTATGTTGGTAATGGTACCGATAAAACCGCATTTTTAGATGTTCGTAAAACTAATAAATTTGTAAGAAACTTAGAGTTTGGTCGCAAGTATCAATTCATACCAAACCTTGTAGTTGGTCGGGCCAAAGAGGGATCGTCAAATACTTTAAGTAAAACCCAGCGAGGTGCTGTTGGAAGGCCGCAAGGCCAAGGTGGCATTAAGGGTTCTTATTATCCTGCTGAAAAAATGAAGCGTAGAGTTTATAAAGAATGGGTTGGTGACTTTTGGAGTCGTCAGGGTGGTTTTCCTGAAGGGACCAAGTATGGCGGTTATGTAGCTGAAAAAACTATAGCCAGGGTCGTTCCTGGACTCTCTGTTGACTACAGCGATCAAATGTTCAAGCTAGTTAAAAAAGCGATAAAAGGTAAGTAATGGAAAAGAAAACGCTGCGGTTTGAGTTTTTAGCTGACACTAAAAAGTTTT